CCAAAATCCTAAGATATGGAACGAGGTTATACGTCCAGCGTTAGCGGATAGGAATACTGACGAAGCTCCTACGTGGTGCTTATTCATTGGCACACCGAAAGGTAGGAACCACTTTGCAGACTTTAGAGACAGGGCTAAGACTGCTGAAGGATGGACGCTACTAGAGTTCAAGGCTAGTGATACTAAGATACTGGCAGAAAAGGAACTCCAAGATGCTCGCAAGGAAATGGGGGACGATCGATATTTTCAGGAATTCGAGTGCAGTTTCGATGCAGCCATTCAAGGGAGTTATTTTGGGCAGATTATCAACGATCTTGAGGCGAAGAACCGATTCACCACTATTGAGCGTGATGACTTATGTAAGTCTTATGTTGCTTGGGATTTGGGGATTAGCGATTCTACTTCTTTGTGGGTTGCTCAGGTGGTTGGAAAGGAAGTACGCCTCATTGACTTTACGGAGAACCACGGAGTCGGTCTGGACTGGTATGTATCCTGGCTTAAAGAGAACAAGTACGAAGGCTTCACGCAGTTCCTTCCTCATGATGTGGAAGTAAGGGAGCTAGGCACAGGAAAGAGCCGTAAAGAGGTTTTACAGGAAGCTGGACTGGATATAACAGTGGCTCCTCGTTTGTCGATTGCAGACGGTATACAAGCCGTTAGAAGGCTATTACCGCAATGCTGGTTCGATCATAAGACTAAGCAAGGGTTAGATGCGCTTAGGAACTACCGCAGGGAGTATAACGAGAAGCAGCAAGTGTTCTATGACAAGCCGCTTCACGATTGGTCTAGCCATGCATCAGACGCTTTCAGATATTTAGCGATAAGTCTTGACGATACTGAGACTTCATGGTCATCAAAGTTGCCAAATAACGTGCAATGGGTTGTATAATTAGTAAAATTCTAGGGGTATTGCATGGAATCGGAAGAAATCAAAGGAATTCTTGAGGCCGAGATCGACAACTCTCTTGGCTTTATTGACTCAGAAACTACAGAAGAACGTCAGAAAGCACTCGAATACTATCTCCGTGATCCGTATGGGAATGAGGTAGAAGGTCGCAGCCAGATCGTAACTGGTGAGGTAGCAGAGGCTGTAGATGGCGCATTGCCACAGCTAATACGAGTATTCACAACCACCGAAGATATTGTCCTATTTGAGCCACAATCGGCTGACGATGAGGCTACAGCTAAACAGGCTACTCAATACTGTAATTGGGTTTTCTACCGTGATAATGCTGGTCTATTAATCCTACACAATTGGTTCAAAGATGCGCTACTTCAGAAGGTTGGAGTGGTGAAAGCCTATTGGAATGATAGTACGGATGTCACTAAGGAAACTTACAATAACCTGACAGATGATGAGATTGCCTTGCTGTTGTCTGACGAATCAATGGAGATCGTCAAGCAAAAGACAGAGATAGTGGACATGGGTGGTGTTCCTATTGCGATGCATAAAGTAACAGTTAAGAAGGTAAAGAATTCGGGGAATGTTGTCATTGAGAATGTTCCACCTGAAGAATTCCTGATAAGTAAGAACGCTAAGACTATTGCTGATAGTCCGTTTACAGCGCACCGTCGTTTAGTCCCACGGTCAGAAATGATTGCTATGGGCTACGACAAAGACACTGTGATGAACTTGCCATCGTATGACGATCTGACATTTAGCCCTGAACGTATTGCTAGGTTTGCAAATGGTGAGGAGCCAGATGACCAGTCTCTTGACCCTTCAATGCAGCGTGTTGAGGTGTATGAGTGCTACATCAAGCTAGACGTTAATGATGATGGCATTGCAGAGCTACGTCGTATTGTGTATTGCGGTAGTGAGATACTGGAGGATGAAGAAACAGATAGCGTCCCATTCCATTCGATTTGCCCTATACCGATACCTCACAAGTTCTTTGGTCAGTCATTAGCTGACAGAACTATGGATATTCAGTTAATCAAGTCTACGGTTACTCGCCAGATGCTTGATAACATTTATTTAACTAACAATGCCCGTATCGGTGCGGTTGATGGTCAGGTAAATATCGATGACTTATTGAACGCTACACCTGGTGGTGTTGTACGGATGAAGAATCCTAACGCTATTGTGCCGATTCAGGTTCCTAGCGTGACAGCTCAGGCTTTCCCTATTCTGGAGTACATGGATAGCGTACAAGCCAAGCGTACAGGTGTATCAGACGCACAGCAGGGATTAAATCCTGACATTCTTAGTAATGTAACGGCTGCGGCTGTAGCTGCAATGACACAGGCCAGCACTGGTAAGTTAGAGCTGATTGCTCGTATATTTGCTGAGACAGGTGTTAAATCATTGTTTCAGGGTATCTTGCAGATGTTGTGTAAATACCAAGATAAGCCTCGTGTTATCCGTATGAATGGTGAGTATGTACCGTTCGACCCGCGTGAATGGTCTAACCAGTATGACGTTTCGATTAATGTTGGACTTGGTTCTGGCAATAAAGAGCAGCAGTTAGCTATGTTGCAGATGATTATCTCTAAGCAAGAGCAGGTATTACAGCAATATGGGCCAGGTAATCCATTGGTAACTGTTGGTCAGTATCGTAATACATTGGCTAAGTTCATTGAGGCTGCTGGCTTTAAGGATGCAGACCAGTTCATGAACAAGATTACGCCGGAGATAGAGGCTCAGTTAGCTGCTCCTAAGCCACCACCACCAGATTCTCAGGCTGAGTTTGCCAAGATGATGGCACAGGTTGAGCAGGAAAAGGCTCAGGTAGCTCGTGAGAAGAATCAGGCTATGTCTCAGATTGACGCTGCTAAGTTGCAGCTAGATCGTCAGAACTTGGAAGCCAGCTATGCTCAGAAGGGCGTAGAGATGGCTATGAAGAACCAGAAAGACCAGCAGGAACTAAAGCTGAAAGAGGCTGAGTTAGCGGTTAAGCAGTTACAGGCTGTGCTGGCTATGGACATTGCTGACGAGGATAGTCGCAATAAACAGGCTGACATTGTTCTAAAGGCGATTAAAGAGATTGGTGCGATAACACGATGAATAAGGCAGATTGGGCTACTAACCTAACGCTTGATCCTAACTGGCAAGAGGTAATGTCAGAGCTTAGGGAAGTCGAGTTATCTAAGTTTACTAATAGCGACTATGGCGACACAGAAGCTAGAGAACAGGCTTACATACGGCTTAGAACGCTAGAGAGTATTACCGATCATTTAGAAGGGCTGAAAGCTCAGAAAGCCATAGATAAAAAGCGTTGGAAGATTTTGTAGTCTGACATGGCAGTTCCATGTAAAATTAAGGAAATAACAACATGAGCGAAACGACTAGCGCGACACCGGAATCCGGTAGCGGAGAGTTGACTGTAAACGAAGCGGCTAACGCTTTCATGGGTTTAATGGGTGGTGACGAAGGCTCCGACGAAGGACAACCAGAAGCACAGGCTCAATCCGATGATGGTGATAGTGAAGAACCTGAAGAAGAATCTTACGATGAATCTGATGGGGAAGAACAGGAAGATAGCGAACAAGAAGGACAGGAACGTACCTACCGTGTGAAAGCTGCCGGTGAAGAAAAGGACGTCACCCTAGACGAGCTTGTTAAGAATTATCAACTTGGCGCGGACTATACTAAAAAATCGCAAGCTGTAGCTGAAGAACGCAAGGCTGTTCAGGCCGAATACCAAGCTGTTCAAGAGGCGAAGCAACTGAGAGATCAGTATGCACAGCGACTCCAAATGATAGAGCAAATGCTTTCACGTGGAGAAGAACCAGAGAATCTTGACTACTTAAAGGAGACCGATCCTATCGGTTACGCCGTAAAGGTAGCGGAACTCTCGCAGAAGGAGAAGCAGATTGCTCAGATTCGTGCTGAACAGCAACGGATTAACGTGCAACAAGAGCAAGACAGGCAGCAGTGGATGTCTAATCTAGTACGACAAGAATCGGAAAAGTTAGCAACTGTGCTACCTGACTATGTTGATCCTGAAAAGGGTGAGGTGCTGAGAAAATCAGTACGCGCCTACGGTAAAGAGTTAGGGTTTTCAGATGAGGAATTGGCAAGCGTTGTCGATTCTCGTCATGTAATTACGTTGTACAAGGCTATGCAGTATGACAAGCTACAGAAGTCAAAGCCTAGTATCAATAAGAAACTAGCTGAAGCACCGAAAGTTATGAAGTCGGGAGTTTCGCAGTCTCGTGATACGAACAACGAGCAGATTAAGAAACTAAAGGCTAAAGCAAGGGCTACCGGAAGGGTAGCAGACGCTGCGGCACTATTTGAACGGTTTATTTAAAGGAAATTATTATGCCTACATATCAAACATTTACCGCTATAGGTATGCGTGAAGATTTGTCCGATATGATCTACAACATATCGCCGACAGAGACACCTATCATGTCGTCTATTGGTAAGACTAAAGCTACTGCTGTTTATCACGAGTGGCAGACTGACTCTCTGGCTGCTGCTACTACAGCTAATGCTGCTGTCGAGGGTGCAGATGCTACGTCTGGCACTATGACTCCTACGACTCGCGTTGGAAATTATACTCAAATCGTTTCTAAGACTGTTCAAGTCTCTGGAACACTGGAGACAGTAGACAAAGCTGGTCGTAAGTCTGAGAAGGCTTATCAGTTGGCTAAGGCTTCACAAGAGCTAAAGCGTGATCTGGAGACTATCATCACTGCTAATCAGGGTAAGTCTGCTGGTACATCTACAGTAGCTCGCACTATGGGTTCACTGCTGTCATGGATCAAGACTAACTCGTCACAAGGTACTAGCGGTTCTGCTCCTGCAACTTCAGGCACTTCGACTCGTACTGATGGTACACAGCGTACTGCTACTGAGGCATTGCTCAAGACTGTTATCGCTTCGATCTTTGATGCGGGTGGTAATCCTAAAGCTGTGTTCGTTGGTTCGGCTGGTAAGCAGAAGGTTTCTACCTTTGCTGGTATCGCAGTTAATCGTTATCAACTAACGAAAGCAGAGCCTGGTGTTATCGTGGGCGCGGCTGATCTCTACGCTAGCGATTTTGGGACTCTGAGTATAGTACCTGACAGGTTCATGCGCGCACGAGATATGCTGATCCTTGATCCTGAGTACGCAGCAATGGCTTTCCTCCGTCCGTTTATGACGAACGAGTTGGCTAAATCTGGTGACAGCGATAAGACTCAGATTCTGGCAGAGGTAACGCTTGAGGTGAAAAACGAGGCTGCTCACGGGATCGTAGCCGATCTTGACTTCTCACTCTGATTTGACGCATGAGCTGATATGAAGTAAGATACTCCTGTGTTAACTCATGGGGGTATCTTATGGAATGTAAATACGATGGTTGTAATCAAATTGCAAAAGGTCGTGGATTTTGTCAAAAGCATTACAAAAGATTAATGAAATATGGGAATTCTGATCCAAGAAAAAACTCTCATGAACCATTAGTTGTTAGATTTTGGATGTTTGTTGATAAAAAAGAAGCTAATGATTGTTGGAATTGGACTGGCAATATTCAGTCAAATGGGTACGGAAGATTTAGTGTTGGTAGTAAAGAAGATGGGTCGGATGGAGCTCATAGGGTAAGTTGGAGATTAGCAAACAATCAGGATATTCCGAAAGGGATGCACATTATGCACAAGTGCGATAATCCTAGTTGCGTTAATCCTAATCATCTTACAATAGGAACTGCTAAAGAAAATACGCAGGATATGATTCGCAAGGGTCGTAAAAAAACAGTAGCACCTTTAGGCGAAGAAAATGGTAAATCATTACTTAATGCTGAAAAGGTTTTATTAATTAGAGCAAGCAATCTTAATCATGCTGCGCTTGGAAGGCAATTAAATGTCTCACCTAATTGCATTAGAGGCGTAAGAATTGGAAGAACTTGGTCACATATTAAATAAATGACAAACTTTAGAAATCAAAAAGTTCATAGGGATGGTGATGGTGGTATCGTCATCGAGACTAACCAAGACATTACAGACATACTTGCTAGAAACAAAGTTCTTCAAGAGGTAGATAAAGCTAGGACAGGCGCAACTGATGACCTGCATTTGATTGGTTCCATACCGTTTACAGCAATAGATAAGTTAAACGAGATGGGCATAATGCGAGGGTTTGCAATTGTAGATGATAAAGCCTTTAGAACATGGCTGAATCATCCAGACCAAGCTGGTTTAAAAATCTATCGGGGAACAGTATGAGAATTGGCGTTTGCGTACCATGTCGTGATGAAGTACATACAGGATTTGCGTTTGATTTTGCCCGTATGTGTGCTCATGATGCGTCAGTTAGATGCAAGGACGGAAAGGGTGGTCTAAGCCTCTATACGATGCCTGGCACGTTGATATTCGACCAGCGTGAGAAGTTGGCTCAGGTGGCTTTAAAAGAGGGCTGTGACGCTGTTCTGTTTATTGATAGCGACATGAGGTTCCCGCATGATTTAATAACAATTATGTTAAGTCGTGAAGTGGACATAGTTGGTGTAAACGCAGTAACTAGACGTAAGCCATCATTCCCTACCGCTAAGTTATTGGTTAAGAGTGAGGATGAAAAGGGAATCAGGCATCATTGGTCGAATGTTGATTCTCGTGGCAAGGAAGGTATGGAGATAGTTACTGCTGTAGGATTTGGTGCGGTAATGATCCGTAAGAAAGTATTTGAAACGCTTACAGTACCGTGGTTTGATGCGGGATGGGGGCCAACTGGTGTAGTGGGTGAGGATGTATTCTTTTGTGTTAAGGCTGGTGATGCGGGTATAGATACCTACGTTGACCATGAATTATCGATGCACATTAGACACATAGGAACGCACGAATATAGTTGGGATGATGTAGATGAGGATGCCTTGAGGGGCGATAATGCCACTAGCTAGTTATTCAGACTTAACCAGTACCATTTCAAGCTATCTAGCTCGTAGTGACTTAGATAGCATTATTCCAACATTTATATCGTTGGCAGAGCAGCGTTTGCGTCGTGAGTTACGTATGCGTCAGATGCTAGTAACTGCTCAAGCGACTACGACAGGTGGTGATTCTACTGTTGGCTTACCTTCTGATTATCTGGAAATGCGAGATATTCATGTGGTTGGTAATCCTAACGGTCAATTGAATTACGAATCTCCTAACGCTTTCTATAAGCGCAACACATCGACTGAATCTGGCTTACCTAAGAGCTACACGGTATTAGCTGCTGAGTTACAGCTTGCTCCTATACCTGATGGTGCTTATGGGTTACAGATGTTGTACTACGCTCAACCTGCTTTTTTAAGCTCCACAAACGCTAGTAACGTATTCTTGGCTTATTGCCCTGATGCGCTGCTTTATGCTGCTTTGGGTGAGGCTGAACCGTATCTAATGAATGATGCAAGGCTACAGACATGGGGTACGTTGTACGAACGTGCAATCAATGCTATATCGGTTGCAGATCAATCTGGTGAATACAGTGGACAACCCATGTCCATGTCTTTTAATTAAGGAATTATTATGGCTGAAATGTCTAACTACTTAGAGAACGCATTACTTAATGTAACTCTACGTGCAACGTCTTACACGGCTCCTGCGGCTGTCTACGTAGGTTTATATACGACTGACCCTACTGACGCTAATACAGGCACAGAGGTAACTGGTGGCTCTTACGCTCGCACTGCTGCGACGTTTGGTGCTCCTAGTAATGGTGTGACTACAAACAGTGGCGCAGTAACATTCCCTACGGCTACAGGTACATGGGGAACGGTTGGCTGGATTGGTATTCTTGATGCTGCTACTAGCGGCAACTTGCTATATCACACACCATTGACTGCATCTAAGTCGATTACTTCAGGCGATATATTTACTATTTCAGTTGGAAACCTTTCTGTAACTTTGGAGTAATTTATGGCACTGGTTATTGCTGATAGGGTTCGTGAGACATCGACCACTACGGGTACTGGTACGCTGACTTTAGCTGGTGCTGTATCTGGTTTTCAAACATTTAGTACAGCTATTGGCAATACTAATACCTGTTACTACACTATCGTTAATGGGTCAGAGTTTGAGATCGGTCTAGGTACTGTGGGTGCTGGTACTTTGGCACGTACTACGGTACTAAAGTCATCTAATTCTGATGCTGCTGTTAATTTCAGTGCTGGCACTAAGGATGTATTTGGTACGTATCCTGCTGATAGAGCAGTGTTAACTGATATTTCTCAAACATTAACTAATAAAACTTTAACATCGCCTACGCTTACTACTCCAGTATTGGGAACTCCTACGTCTGGCGCATTAAGTAACTGTACGGCTGATGGTACTAATGGTGTTGGCTATCGTAATATTCCCAACTCAGGGGCTAAAACGTCTAGCTACACTTTAGTTGCTAGTGATGTAGGTAAGTTTATTGAATTAGGAACTGGTGGCTCTGTTGTAGTTCCTGCTTCGGTATTTGCTGCTGGTGATGCAATTAGTATCTTTAACAACACATCAGGTTCTATATCAAACACTTGCTCTGCTGTAACAACAGTTTACAAGGGTGGTACAGATGCGGATATTGCTTCTTTTAGCGTGACTACACGAGGTGTAGCTACTATTCTGTTTATAACTGCCACAGTTGCTGTAGTTACAGGAAATCTAGCATGAGTGGAATTATGCTTAATATGCTTGGTAATACTTTTGCAGCTCCTGAGATTGTTGTTGAATATCTTGTCGTAGCTGGTGGCGGTGGTGGTGGCAATAATACGGCAGGTGGTGGTGGCGCAGGTGGATTCAGAACTGCTACTGGCTTTACCGTTTCTACTGGAGTGTCACTAACTGTTACTGTTGGTGCTGGCGGTGGACAAAATACAAATGGCAGTAATTCTGTATTTAATACCATTACTTCAACAGGTGGCGGTAAAGGTGGTGAAGAAGGTGTGGCAAGCGGCACTGGTGGTTCTGGTGGAGGCGGTGCTTATAATGGTAATGGCTCTGCTGGAACATCCGGTCAAGGAAATGCTGGTGGTAATGGCAATGCAGGTGGTG